GCGATGTCTTGCTCAATATCGATCTGCGCTTGAATACGAGACATTTCCGCGCCTTTTGCGTCAGCGGATGCCTTGTATGAGTCAAATTGTGCCTGCTCGTCGTCCGTTAGATCACGGGCTTCGGTGTTGGCTTTTTCCAAAATTGCGCCTGCGCTTTTCAGGCTTTCATTTTTGGCTTGTGCGGCAGCGGCTCGTTTGGCCTGCAGTTCGCGGATTTTTTTACTCATTTTGAATACTCCAAATAAAAAAGCCACCTCAACGGGTGGCTTTGGGCATAAAAAAAAGCGCCTTTCGGCGCATCGGATTTTTTAGCTATCGACGGATAGCCTCACTACTTTTGGCAGTCAACGGACTCCCGATTCAAGCAATCAATTTCAACTCGTTTGCAGCGGCAGACAGACGGCTCGCCTTAGCTGGCATGCGTGTTGCCTGTCCTTTTTTCTTCATCTGCGACAAAACATCGTCAAACGTGGCGACACCATCAACCATTTTGTTGGCAAGCGCTTCGTCTGCACCCAATACTCGACCTTGACCCATACCGTTTCGAACCGTATCAATGGGCACACCTCGACCTTTTGCGACGGCCTTGGTAAATGCCGAGTAATAATCATCAACACGAGACTGCATGAAAGCGCGAGCTTCCTCATCCAAAGGTTCATAAGGATTTCCTTCAACCTTAAATTTTCCGGCCGAGATCAACGTGGTCACAACGCCCTCGTCTGCAAGGGCTTTTGAATAATCGTTATGTGCTTGCCATACCCCGATTGACCCGACCTCACCGCCCGGCGTGACGTAAAACTCTGAGGCAGAACATCCGATCCAATAGGCCGCAGATGCAGCAAGGGAATTGGCGATGGCCACGATTGGCTTTTTTGCGCGTGCCGCAATAATTTGATCGGCAAGCTCAGACACCCCGTAGACGGATCCGCCGGGTGAGTCAATATCGATCAGAATTTGACCGACCGAGTCGTCGTTAATCAGGTTTGTCAGGGCAGAACCGAATTGCTGTGTGCTCACCGAGCCTGGACCCGACACGTCATCAGCCATATTGCCGCGCTGAGTCACGATTCCATACAAAGGCAGAACGGCAATACCGCCCTGAGTCGGAACAGACGCGGCTCGGGCTGCTCTGGCCTCTTTCGCGGCCTCAATGTTCGCCATGGTGCTTTGGCCTGCCGGAATACCTAAATTCCAACGAGCCAATACAGCAGTCATCGCATTTAGACGCTCTGGCATCAATGCCCAAGGGGTCGATAAAAACTCGCTGATTAACAATTCACGTTTCATGTCTATTTCTCCAATTCGGCCAATCGAGCCAACTCAGTCGCAGCCGACCTAGTAAATAATTCAATCTCGCCCGACTGCAGGGCGCAGAATTGCAAACATCGATCAGCCACGTAAAGCGAAGCATCGACGCCTAGCGCGTCCGACACAATCTGACCAAACGCCAAATACTGTTCTTTAACCTGATCGTGAGGGGTCGATGATTTAACGAAACCCGCAATCATTCCGATTTCGCGACGAGCCAAGCGATCAACGCTTGACTGCAAGATCGCATTTAATCGCGCTTGATACCTTGCGCTCGCGGTGTCTTGCGGCGGCAATTCGCTCGTTTCGCTGGCCTCAGTTTCGCCATCATCCTCGACCATATTCAGAGGAACAAGCGGTTCATCCAAGCCCTCGATTGGGTTCAAATTCTCGGCAACACGGGCTTCGTTTCTGGTTAGCCAGCCTGCGTTAATACCGGACGAATAAAACGCGGCACGTGCGGCCTGATCGCCTCGCAAGAGGTTGTCAAAGTCAAACTCTACTTCTAGGTTGTCGCTGTCAAGCAGCAGTTGAGATTCAATAGATGACTCCCATCGCTCGGCCCACGGAGTCATCGTGTACGTTGCAAACTCAAGCGATTGTTGCTCGATGTTTGTAAACGTCGCTCGGGACAAGTCACCAATCAGGTGCGGCGGAATCCTAAAAATCCTTGCAATGTCTGTAACTTGATACTGTCTAAGTTCCAGAAATTGTGAATCACGGTTGTTTATGCCGACCTCGTGATACTTCATGCCATTGTCTAGAACCATCAGCTTGTGACGATTTGAGCCGGACTGAGCATTTTGTAACGATTCTTGAAAAACTTTTCTGGCCTCGGCGTCCTTAAAAACTCCGGGCATTTCAAGCCAGCCGCCAGTCGGCTTTGCGTCGTTGCTAAAAAATCGGTTCGAGTAATCTTGAGCGGCGAGCGCCGCCCCGAAACTCTCGCGAGCCATCGCAATCGGCGACAAACCTAAAATTCCGTCGCTCGACAGCCCACGCAAATGCCAAACTTCGCTTCGACTCAATACTGTCGTGTCGCCGTTTCGTAGGCGCACCCGGTACCGATAATCACCGTTTTCTAAAATCTCAACCGTGATTGCATCTGGTGAGATTGGCAGCAAATCGGTAATTTCACCTTTTTGATTAGTGAAAATCTGACTGTAAGCATTTCCGCGCAATGCCAAATGACCTTGCAGCATTTCCCTGAACTCAAATGGCGTTTGAAACTCGTTAGGCCGACGATTGAACAACCGATATGCCCAGTGATCGGTTACTCGATCTTTGCCGCCGTCGGCGCGAGGTCTGGTCAGGCAAAATGGCAACGATGCCATGGTCTCCGACAACACGCGAACCGACGCATACACCGCACCGATCCGCATGGCGGTGTCAGGCGAGACGCGCATGCCTGCGGAATTGCCAAAACCAAGAGGGTTAAACCAGAACGAGCCATACGCCGAGCGGTCATCCATCGACGCTTTGCGACCCGTTAAGAAACTCAATAAACCCATTCGCTAGACCATTAAAATTTGATACGTTGAGTCGATCACAAAGGGCTTCGGATCGCTTGAAATTGGGCGACTCATAGCCATAATTGCCGCCACCGCTCCATCTATTTTGTTTTCTGGCCGTTCTTTGGTTGGAGCCAACAAGCCCTTCCGAGCGATTCGCCCAACCACGTTACTCATGCACCACGTTGTCATTTCGTTACCGTCGTGATGCAACCGATTGGCTTTAAGCATCGACAAAATCTCATCCATCGGTAGCGCAAAGTTCTGAGGCGTTTGCGTAAACTCAACAGTTGTGCCACCTGCAGCCATTAAATTCTGGCTCATTTGCGTAGCATTGAATGGATCAAACACCACCTCGGCGGGATTGAGTCTTTTCATCAACTCAACGACTTCCTCGGTTACCTGTTCAAAATCCACCGTGGCACCGTCCGTCACGGTCAATACACCCTGCTTTTGCCATTTCACATATGACGCGTGATTGATGCCGGGCTCGTTAACCGTATCCTCTGGCAACCAATACCGACCAAACAAGTAATAGTGATCTTCACCAGCTAGCTGTTTACGAAACAAAATCTGCAAAGTGCAAAGGTCGGTTTTAGACGCTAGGTCAATACCAAACCAGCATTCTTCACCAGCCAACTCATCAATCGTCAGCAGCGGATCACCCGCAAGGTGCCAGAGCTGCATGTTCATCCACGCGGCTCGAGCCGAGCACCATACGTTTAGGTGCTTCGTCTTAAATCTGTTTTGTTGAACTGGATTTTGTAAAGCTTGACGCTGTGCTGACTCCAAAAACTCGGCATCGACGGAAACACCATAATTCGGATTGGCCTTCCTGAGCGACGCCGGATCGCTCCAGTCGTCCTCGTCATCAATACCGTAGATCATGCCGAACAACTCGGGGTTGTCGACCACGCCATCAAGAACCCGCTTTAACTCGGTTTCTTTCTCATAACACGGACCTGCAAGGTTAAAACCGGCAGTCGTAATCACCAACATCAATGGCTGCTCTCGCGCACCCATCCCAGTTTCCATCGTGTTGTACAGATCAGGCGTATCGTGCTCGTGATACTCGTCGACTAAACAACAATGCGGACTGGAACCGTCTCCAGGCTTGCCAATCACAGGCTCAAAGCGAGATCCAGTCTTTGCCGACGAAATCGATTTAGCAAAAACTTCAACGCCAAAATATTGCAATGCATTAGGCGTTTTTACCAGCATATCCTTGGCCGGCCTAAACGTCTCCCAGGCCTGTTTCTCGGTTGTCGCGCCCGAATAAATCTCGGCACCCGGCTCTTTGTCTGCCAGCAGCATGTACAAACCGATTCCAGCGGCCAGCATCGACTTGCCGTTTTTTCGAGGAACCTTGATGTACGCCGATCGGTACCGCCGTCGTTTGTCAGACTTTCTCAGCCAACCAAAAATATTACAAAGGATGAAGCATTGCCACGGCTCTAAAACAATCCGCTCTAACGTCCTCGCCCATTTTCCCTTAACGTGTGGGAATAGTTCAATAAACTCGCAAGCCTTGGATGCCGCATCGTCATCAAACTTGTATTTAAATTCCTTCTTCTTACTTAATTTCAGGTCATCGATGTGCTTCTGACAGGCGAGCCTAATGTACTTCGCAGCAGGAATTTTCCCCGCGACTACACTTCGGGCATAGTCATTGCAGCGATCAATATGACTCGACACACTATGCGAATCTCGAGAATGGGTTTACTTCTTCTTTTTTAATTGCATTGACCTTGGTGCGCGAGGAAGGTGTCAAGCCAAACTCTGTCAACAATGCACGAAGCTCTTTTTGCAATTTCATCTGCATATCGAACGCAGGATTGACAATGTATTTACCGCTTGGGTCTTTCGTTACAAGGCCAGAGCGAACCATTTTGCTTGCTTTTAGCCAGTTGATAAGAGTCTCACAATAAATAACCAAGGCCGAGGAATCGGCAACGGTTAGGACACCCATCGCCTCGAGTTCGGTTGAGATCATGTCCCAGTGCTCTTGAATTAAAGGATTCTCCTGCGCCCAAACCGGAATTGACGCACCCGCCTTTGGCTGCGGCTCATTTTTGTTAATTGGGCGCTTGCCGGGATTCCCGTTTATCAGCTTAAGCGCGGTCGGTTTTGGTCTACGTCCGGCCATATTTATCGTGCACCATTTTTTATTTCGTTAAAAGTTCGGTTATCGCCAGAGAGAATTGCTTCCTTCCCCGTAAAGTCTTGCCATCGCTTTATGATGACGTCGCAGTAACGCGGATCCAACTCCATGATGCGAGCAACCCTTCCATTTTTTTCCGCTGCGATTAAGGTCGTTCCACTGCCGCCAAAACTGTCCAATACAATGTCGCCACCTTTTGTGTTGTTAAGCATTTGATACTCAAACAAAGACACCGGCTTCATTGTTGGGTGATCACCGTTTCTGCTTGGTTTATCAAATTCCAGCACGGTGGACTGCTTTCGGTCTGCCGCCCATAGGTGCCCTGCGCCATCCTTCCACCCATATAAGCAGGGCTCATGCTTCCAGTGATAGTCTTGTCGCCCCATCACAATTGTGGATTTTTTCCATATTAAGCATTGACGAACTTTCCAGCCCGCATCAAACGCAGCGCCTCTAAAATTAAAGCCTTCGCTATCGGCATGCCAGATATAAAAAACAGCGCCGGGCTTCATTGCAGTATCTGCCGCCACGTAAGCATCACGCAAAAATTGCCTAAAAGAATCGTTCGACATCGAGTCGTTTTGAATCTTTAAAGCGTCTTTTGTTTTTCCTTCGTAAGCAACGTTGTACGGCGGATCTGTCAACCACATGTCCACCAAACTACCGTCTATTAATTTTTCAATGTCGTCGATCGATGTTGAATCACCACACATCAATCGATGGCTGCCTAGCAGCCATATATCGCCCGATACGGCCGTTGCCACCTGTTCTGGGGGGGGGGCTTCATCCTCGTCGGTTAAGCCCGCCTCTGCTTCAATAGGGGGTAGCTTTTCTATTTCATCAGCGCTAAATCCAGTTAGATCAAGATCAAATCCAAGATCAGTCAGATCAGCAAACTCTGCCGCAAGCATCGCCTCATCCCAACCGGCATTTAAAGCGAGTTTATTGTCAGCAATAACATAGGCTCGTTTTTGTGCGTCGGTTAAATGTTCTAGGCGCAGACACGGAACTTGATCCATGCCAAGTTTTCGCGCAGCCAGCACGCGCCCATGTCCGGCAATAATTCCATTTTCGCCATCAACCAGCACTGGGTTAGTAAAACCAAACTCGCGGATACTTGCCGCAATCTGTGCCACCTGCTCATCGCTATGGGTGCGAGAATTTCGGGCAAACGGGATAATCTTTTCGACATCGACGTATTCGACAGCGAGGGAAACCATTGATTTCATTGGTCTTTTGGCTTTTTTGTTAATTTCTAAAATTTCAATTCGCGGCTGTAAAAAAAGAGCTGCAAATTCGGTTATCTTCGGTCATCTTGCAGAGATTCAACCACCCCCGCCCTGCTTCAGAGACCCCGTGCGCCCACCGATATGACCGTATCAATCGAGGATGGCTCATATTTATCCCACCAGACCTGTGCTGCATGAAGGCTTTTGACCTTATGAAAACCTGACCGAGTCGCATTGATGCGGCTTAAGCATTCGTTTAACGGTGTCATCATTACAAGCACCTTCTCGGCACCGAGCATCTTTGCCCAGTCCTCTCGAAATAACCCGACAGGCTCCGATACGATGAACCACGCTTTTTTGTCTGTGATTTTTGTGTGAAGGGCATCTAGCATTCGATTACGAGTCGCTAGGCACTCTCCTATGGCATCGGTCGACTTGTCATCTAGGGATAGGCCGAGAGATAGACGAATGGCGTCAAGATCAATCACGATGTCCCCATCGCTCAAGTGCGTAGCGACGTAGGTCGACTTACCTGAGCCAGCGGCACCGCAGACTATCGTGACGGGCATAGCCGCCCGACGTATCCAGTTGGGATGTATCAGATCATCGGTCAACGGCTGCCCTTTATGCGAGCCCTTCTTTTCTTTGTTCGTCTTGGCGCGATGGCATTCAATACAGATGGCTTGCAGGTTATCGAAGCTGTCCGAGCCGCCCTCTGCAATATTGACGATATGATCAACCTCTTGTGCTGGGCTCAAGATACCCCTGGACTTGCATACTTGGCACAGGCCATTATCTCGCCGCATCACGGCTGGCCGGATCCGCTTGGACCAATCGTAGCCATAAGCGCCACGCACCGACTTGTTGGCGAATGCCTGAGGCTTGTGATCGGAACAGAAGCCCGGCCTATCCAGCAGAACAACACAACCATCTTTTCGGCAAGTGCTTTTAGGTCTGGCTGGCATGTATAAAAAAGACCGCCTGCGAGACGGTCAAGGTTTGAGAAACACTCAAACAAGGAGACAAAATAAAAAGCCCGCAGACTTTTAATCTACGAGCTTAATTGGTTTTAACGAATCGCAC